GCCTTCTGTTGATATAGTGCTGCTGTAATACCACTCATTTGCTTCTCCTTCATCCACTGTTTAGCTTCTTGCTCTAGGCTCATTCTGTTTCTCCAAGTTCTCAAAGTATGCAGCTTCCCAGCCGCGTTGCCACTCACGGAATGACGTAGTATTCTTTCTCATTGGATTGGCAACTTGATGGTAGCGGCCATTACGCCTCTCTACCATCCTGAAAGCATTGTAGCCGTCGTCAAAGTTACTTGCCAGACTCTTGTTCATTCATTCCCTCCTTGAATGCTTTGATTACGTCCGAAGAAAACAGCTTCTGTAGATTGAGCAGGTACATACGTGATGCGTTATTGTCTCCGCCAGATACAGACTTCTTGTAGTCAAGGTTGTCTATGATACGCTTAAGGCTATTAGTGTCAAACACAAGTGTAGCAAATACCTCATCCCCTACACACAGATTATGAAACCAATAGTCTGACTCTGTTGCGTTTATACCACTAGGCTTGCCGTAGCACTCGTACTCAATGGCAATGTTGCCTGTGCGTTGCCACACATCACGTTCTGATTTAACTTCGATACGCTTGTCCTGTAGCATGTCAGCTACCATCTGCTCACGTACCTTTCCGTATTCAAGGTCTAAGTCAAACTTCTTACGGTCTTCAATCTTTGGCTCTAGGTTTTGCATAACACTTCTCCTACTGTTGTTTTTCCATCCACTTGCGAAGGCTGCGCACTTCAAACCATGCACCAAAGGCCATGACCCAAATTGCAAATAGCACTAGTAATTCACTTGTCATTATCTTTCTCCTTCTGCTGTTTCAGTTTCATCCACTCTTCGTAACAAGGGTGATGCTTAGGTGGGTTGTGTTGCACCCAGCCATCACCCATCTTCCATACTCTTGAGGTATTCTTCAAGGTCTGTTTGGTTTGGGTCATTGTGTATGTTCTCCAATCCTTCCATTATTCTACGCTGTATCGCCTCTGAAATCAAGCCCGTTCGTGTCTCTTCATCCATCTCAAAGGTGACAACAGCACCGCCATCCGCTAACTCAATGTAGTCTGCTATCTCTAGTTTCATTGCGCTTTGTCCTCCTTCTATGTGTTACATCCTATACTTTCATTATATCGGAATCAACGCATATGTAAACAAAATCCTGTTTTCTTAACATATCATCTCGACATGCACAAATTATAGCGAAATTTATGTATATTACCATGAACTCGCTATAACTCTGTGCGGACGATTATGCGGCATTCAAGTCCACTACTTCACAGACGCCAGCAGTACATGCCAACTCACGTCCACCTGATGTAGTGTCCTCCTTCTCAAACTCTTGTAACATACTCCAATTAACATGCTTTGGCATCTGTGTCAAGAGTTCTTCGTAGGTATCTGCATCAATGTCCTGATATGGTGCTTGCTTATAAGTATGCTCACTGAATGGCAGGAAGCTGATACCTGATACCTCATCAAAGTGTTCATAGACCCATGTGCCTACCTCCATCCACTCATTCTCTTTGACAGAGATGGTGACACTTGGCTTGTGTTCACACCAGTGACGCTGGTACATAAGCCACAGTTCAAGCTGCTCAATGGCAGACATGTCGAAGCGTGTGACTGCACCGTCGGGTGACTTCATTGGGAAGCTGAACACTGTAGTGCTGTCAGGCTTCATCACGTCAGGCTCTGCAGGGATACCTTCTGAGATAAGGAACTGCGTGATTGGGTCTTTGTTGTCACCCCGTACAGTACGAATGTAGTATGGATTGTGACGGGCATGAATACCACTAGCACTGTCAACAAGCTGCGACACTGTACCTGACGGCTTCACACAGGTGATAGCTGCTGACTGCGGAATGCCAAGTTCTGCTGCCATAACGCAGTTCATGTCTATCGCTACTTCCTTGAGTGCATTGAGTGTAGCAGCAATGTTCATGCCAAGGTGTGCTGACTTACCAGACATCATAGCGTTGTCCATGATACCTGTAAGTGATACACCAAGCAGCCGTTCTTCCTCCGTGTTGTTCCTCCAAATCTTACGCAGATACTTGAAGTCAGTCAGTGTGGACTGGAACGTGCCAAGGATTGTGGCAAGGCGAACCTTCTCTGTCAGTGACTGCTGTGTGTCTGATGCACGGACAACAACCTCCGACAGATTACAGAACTGATACGGACGCAGGATGATTTCACTGCAAGGGTTGCAGCCAAAGTCCTGCTCTGCATCACGCCGACCATTCAGGGATGCTTGCTTCTTTGCAGCCTGACGGTTGAAGATACCACGTTCACCTGACTTGCTCTCGTACAGGGCAAGCCATTCACGCATGAACGTACCCATCTGTGGCTTCTCTTTGTAGGCAACGCTGTTGTTAGCCAGCGCACGTTGCCCTTCGTTCTCCCACCACTGACCTGCTTTGGCATGACGCATCTGGTCATCATTGAGGTTAGACAGTGAGATGAGTGCGCTGCGCCGGACACCCCCGACGACAACAACCTCCCCAATCTTGCACATGAGGTCATGACATTCAATAGGGTATAGGCGACGACCTGCTGCCTTCTTGAACATGTCCACAGTAAACTGGAACAATTCCTCAAGTGGGGCTGGGCCACTTGCTCTACCACCAAAGGTCTTGAGACGTGCGCCAGCAGGGCGAACCTCTGACGTATCCCATTGGGGTACTTGTCCTGCGTACAGGAGTGACACGAGTTCACGCAGGGACTTGGCCCAGCCCGGACGAGAATCGCCAACCTTGATAACAGTATCTGTACTGTGCATATCTTCGTTGACGATTGGCAGCTTGTCCGTGTGATGGCGTTCCACGGAGAAGCCTACACCAGTGCCACACATGAGGATGTACATCGTCTCGTCAAAGGCACGAGGATTATCCACAGGTACGTAGGAGCAGTTGTAACCGCCGACGTGGCACCGGTCTAGTGCGGGGCCAGCAGTCATCAATGCTCTCATGCTTGGCATGATGTCTTGGTTTAACACCGCCTCTTCAAGTTCTCCACGCAGTTCATCTGACAGGACGTACTTGTGCTTGGACTTGAGATGCTCTGTCATGTAATCAAAGTATCGTGCGACTGTCTCTCCCCATGTCTCACGACGCTGCTCATCTTCCTTCCATCGGGCATACCGGGATAGGGCAATGAAGTTCTGGTAGTCTGTTGGTAGATAATTGTTCATTGTGTCACTCCGTTAGTGTTTTTATATGTCTGATGTCGGCTCCATCCACGTCGTAGAAATACTCGCGGATACCATCCTCAATCTCTGCACCGACATCTTCATCAGCAGGGATTGGATATTCATCGGGGTCAATATCAATTGTAATGTATACCTTAACTCTCATCATAGAAGCCTTCCACTTCTGTAATCAGCTTGTCAAGATACCACCGTGCTTTCTTCAAGTCTTCTGTACCATTCTTGTAGCGATACCGCCACACATACTTCATGATGTTGCCTTGCAGGTAATACTCGTAGCCGTCACCTGTAGCTGCCTCAATGGCGTCAATGCACTCAATGCCTGTTTGATTGTAGTGCGGAGGACTGTTGACCATATCCAGTTTGTCGCTGATACGGTCAGCGGTGCCATTGATTTCCTCCATCATACGCATCTTCATGTAATCCTCGTGTCTCATGCTGAACCTCCTGTCTTGCTGTTGAATGTCAGGTGAACGACGTTACCGTCATACTCTTTCTCAACACCCAACTCCTGCTCTAGTTCTACATCAAAACCCTCCTCGTTGTCAACAACTTCCATGACATATGTATGCACGAGATTACGAATAGTCTCGTCTTGTTCCATGATAGGTACAGTAGAACATATCATCTTGCAGAAGTGCATAAGTTGGCTATAGCCTTCATCGTCAAGCGGATTATCTGGCTGTGCAATAATTGCAATATCAACCTCTCCTGTCCACATGCCGCCGCCAGCTACGCTTGGTCGTACACGGATGATAAAGTCCTCGTCTTGTAAACTCACATAATCTGACATACCTATCTCCTTTTCACTTTGGTTCCGTTAAACTTGATAAACTTAGGGTGCGTGTTCTTTCCCTTCTCTTTGAGCCAGTCTTCGGGAATGATGCGGTCATAGTATCTGAACCCGTACTTGATACACCATTCACCGTAGGTTGACTTGGCACCCTTGCGTAGCTTCCTCCTACTATTCTCGAACACAAAGCGAATGTCAAGTGCTGGGTGCTGCTTCTTGATTGCTAGATGCTTGCGCCTGTCAGCCGCTGTGAACATGCCCTTCGTCTCAATGATGATGCCGTTGTCCAGCACGAAGTCTGGAGTATAGGTGCGGTATGCAAGGTCTTCCCATTCAATCTTAACTTTCTCATAGTCGTACTTGACATTGAGTTCATTAAGATAAAGGGACAGCTTGTGTTCAAGTCCACTCTTATATCCATACTTCCGTGCTGCACGAAATTGTTTTGCGTTAGGCATATTCGTCAGCCAAACTCACATAGGCTACTGTCTTAGGCTGCTTCGCCTGTGAAGCCACAGCAGGACGTTCCTGTAGTCCGGGCCAGCAAGAAAAGCGATAACGACAGAAGCCACACTCTGTACCCAGCACAGTGTTGCCAGTAGGCTTACCACGGAATGTCTCAGGTACAGCATCAAAGCAACGCTTGAACTCATTTGCCTCGACTGCATCCGCTGTCTCCTTAATCTTGCTGACTTCCGCATCAACGTCAATGCCTGTAGCCGGTACGTACTTGAACTCGCCATTGGCCTTGTTCACAACCCACCATCCACCGGCACGTTTACCTGACGCCTTGGCGTAGCCAGCAAGCTGCGCCACATACCCGAAGGCATCTCCTTTCTTCAGTGTGTCGAAAGACTCAAACTTGTTAGTATATGACCAATTAGATGCTGACTTAACATCATCAACAGCACCGTCAATAACAATATCGTAGGTGCCAGAGACGGATGTATTCTCATCAAGGTCGAGTGTAACTTTCTCATCATCTTCATACTGTACTCCTGCTTCTTTGAGTAAGCCCTTGAAGACAGCCTCCACGATGTCTCCAATCATCATGTTCATCACGAATGTTGTTGGCAGGGGCAGTGCTTCCTCCGGCTTGTTCTTCTCAAACCAAAGCTGACAGGTTGGCCTACCTACGTTTGACATACGCAGACCAAACTTGTCACGCTTGTTGCCCCCACCAAACTGGCGTTCAAGTGCATTTATTACATCTTGACCTACTTGCTGGATGGTCTCCGCAGACATTGTGGACTTACCATTAGCAGCATTCTCCATGTATTGATGCAACGCCAGTTCAGCAGGGTGATTCATTACGCTACCTCTTCTACTTCAATGTCAACGATACCATCCACGATGGCCTCATCATCTTCGTCGTCGTGGGAGTTCGCTTTCGTTGCCCACGCATTGATGATGTACTCGTTGTAGTTGTTGACCCACTGCATAAAGTCACCAAACATACCTTGTTCCTTATCCGTAAGGTCAAGGGTCTTGGTCACATCAAGGGACACAACCGGCAGGTAGAACACTGCTCCTGTAGGAATCTTGCGTTCCTCTGTGTTGGCAGTGATAAGATGCTGCACAGGCAGACGCTTCATCTTAGCAAGCTGCGTAAACGCACCACCCACATTCTTGAAGGCATCACGATTGTCTATTTCCCAGATGAATGGAGTCTCATCCACATCCACAGGATTGCCAGAAGCGTCTGTGGCATTGACCAGTTCGACTGTGCCAAGCACCACCCGAACACGCTTAATCTGCTTGATAAGTTCCTGCGTCTTCTCAGGAAGAGCCTTGAAGTCTTGGATGTAGCCAGCAGGTTTACCGCAGTTGAACCCACCGTCATTATCCTTGAGGTCAATGTTCAGGTTATCAGCCATGACAGTCTTGACATAGCGATTGGGCTGGTCACCCATACCACGGATAAAACGCTTGTACATGAAGCGTTGCAGATACGGACGAATCTTCACCGACTCTGCGTAATACGTCGGGCCGTCAGGCACTTCCAGCTTGTAGGTACCGCCGTTGATTACTTCCATGTTTACGGTCTTGCCGTTCACCTCTGCCTCACCCATGATAGGTGAGTGATTGATACGTAGACGAGCAAGAGTGCTGGCTTGCTTACGCTCACCTGCAGTCTCGTTTGCAATGCCCATAGCCTTTGCCATTGCGGCATAGTTGTTAGTGTCAATAGTTGTCAGTTCCATGTGTTTTATACTCCTTCTTTCGAGTTAGAATCCATAGTTATATCACGACACATCTTTGGTGTCAAGCCAGTTGGGGCCAATTTTTGCCTCTAGTTCTAGTGGAACATTGAATACTAATCCCCAACGTATAGTAATCAAGTCAGGCAACTCCTTGTTAGTCTTATGTATTATGTCGATAACTCTCCTTTCCTCATCCGGGTGAATGTCAATGACGATTGAGTCATGAACAGTGTTTACCACACATGACCGCATACCGTCAAGCAGTTTATCAATGTGCAGCAAAGCCAGAGGCACAATGTCCGCAGTAGCGAATGACTGCACAGGATAGTTCTTTATCTGTGTGAAGTTGCTCACGCGACCTCTTGCGTTACGCTTCACGTCAGGGAAGGCGAACTCACGACCAGAGGGCGTGGTAATCTTACCTGT